GTTATATATGTTGCAGCCACGCGCTCTACTCCTAACTGTTTGGCCTAAACCCCACCGGACTAGGGGCAGGGTCTAGGGTTCTAGTGTTTTAGGCTTATGCCTTGTTATTCTTAAATGCGCCGCCTGAAGCTAAATTGGCCAATGCGCCGTAGCCGTAGTACATAATCTCGATTTGACCGCTAGAAATTACGTTAGTGGTTAAGCGTAGTTGAGGTGATTCGTACCAGGTAAAGCACTCTGGGTTAACAATTAACAAAGTGCCGTCGCCGTCGCCTGAGTTTGCATAGTCGACGTATAGGTCAAGTCCTGCAACGTTACCGCGTAGGCTTGATACTGAAACTGCGCCTCCCGCATTTTGTGGTTGCTGAGCCGTATAAATTGGACGCCCATTATCCGCAAGTGTCATTATGTTCGCCCATTGTCCACTGCTAGCAATCATGTTACGAGCAAAACGCTTGCTATTTGAGTAAACGCTAGCAGCACCGCGGGAAACAATACCTAGAAGCTCTGCAGCTGTTGGGTAAGTAACAGTAGTAGTACCGTCTAAGGTAGCTGCAGTAATAAGCTCGCCGTTAACAAAGTTGTTAGTAGCTAAAGCGTACGCGTCGGCCATTTGTTGCACCAATACGTTTAGGAAAACTGGGTCTGACCGGTCAAAGAGTTCTACGGAAACTGTGTTCTGTCCTGCGTACTTATTTACAGTTGCAGTAACAAACTCTACTTCCATACCGGTTTCTGAAGGTGCTGAACCTTCATTTGTGTCCGCGACCGTTGGGACGGTTTTAATGCGCGGGATTTGTAGCGACATACCCATAGCTGGTAGCGCGGCAGTGTTAATAGCTTCAATGCTTGCGCGGAAGCTGTCAGACTTGCCGTTAAACAAAGTGGTTAGCTGAGGCGTTGGGATAAGTCCAGCATTATTACTGGTGCTGTCATCAGCTGCTCGTACCCATAATGCAGACTCGCTGCCTGGGTCCATTGTCGCCTTTACTTTGTGGAAAAGGTAATCGGCTGGGGTGTTAATTGGGCTACGGGGTGCAGTAAAAGCTAGTGCCGTTACTGTTGGGCGTGAGGCTTCTACCGGCTGTGCGGCTTCTACCTCTGGGGTTGCTGGGGTAGCGTTTTCGGACACGCTGGCCTCACTTTCGGTTGGTTGGGTTTCTTGGGTTTCCTCTACTGGCTCAGGCTCTACCTCGCTAGCTGCGACGGATTCGACCGCTGCAGATTTAAAGGCTGCTGCCTGGACCAAACTTACTTCGCGTAATTGTGCAGACTGTACGTAAAGTATGCCGCCGCGTTCCTCGCTTGCGTCAACAGTTACGCCAACGCTTAAGCCGTCGCGTAGATTTTCGCTAGCTTCGATTAAAGCGTCTGTACCTTTCGTAGTAGCTGATACTTTAAAGGTTGCGTAAAGTCCGCGTGTGTCCTCGCTTATATTTTGTGCAAACCCTAGAGGGTCTGTAGCTGAGTGCTCTAATAATAATTTAATACGGCCGTTAGTTTGATAATTTATTGAGCCTTGCTCAAAAACTACTTTACCTACGCTGGTGTTTCCGATTTCGCCAAACGGTACGATTTTACCGGCAATAATTCTACGCTCTTGGTCTGTAGCTTCTATTGAGCTGTTAAAGTTCAACTGCATTGTCATTACCTCCATTAGGTGAAAGATCTTCCATTTCGCGTGCTTGCTCTACTGTAATTAAATTAAGGGCTAACATTTTTTCAATTACTGCTAAACGTGTTAATGCGTCGCTACGCAAGTAAGTATCGTCAACATTAAAGCGCACTATATTTTGACTATTCGTTATGTCGTTCATACTTAGCCTGTCCTCAATAGCTGAGATATAAGGCCGTAATGTCATATCTACAAATTGACGGCGTTCGTCCATTACGTTTGAGTAAGTCATAGAATTATTAGCGTCTGCACTTAACATATAAGCCGGCACGTTACAAAGCCTGGCTATCTCGGTAGATAATTCTTGTTTGGCCTCTGAATACATCATGTCCTTAGGACTAAAAGAGGTTGGCTCGTATTTGAGCGTACTTGATAAGTAGGCAGTAGAACGCTGATTACGGGCCAATTTCCAACTAGCTAATAGTCCAGTAATTTGTTCCTCTGGTAAATCTGCGCCGCTATTTTGTATATAGCCAGACGGTACAGGTGTAGCAGCTGATACAGCTGAGGCTTTTTCTAAATCTAGCGCGGCGCGTATTGTGCGACCGCCTCTATTTAAAATACCTTCGTCCATAGCTTGAAAAGTAATTAAGCTGCCGATACCGCTGTCAGGTCTGCGTTTGCCGTCTACATAATAAAAATCTACTACCGTATTGTTTGCGTTTAAATCTATTGTAACTCTTGAGTTAGATACCCAGGCAAAGCGAGCCGGCCTTCCGTCGTCCTGGTACTGCTCCAGGACCTCCCAGAAAGCCTGCCCATAATAAAATAATGAGTCAATTGTCCAACCAAGCGTAATAACTCGCGGCTGGCGTTTGTCTGGCTGTTCTAACCAAACAGGCGAGCCTAATTCTTGCCCTGTAGATTTACGGTAAAGGTGTAGGGGTAGCGTGCCGACTACGCCCTTTATTAACTGTGAGGCCCGCGCGACGGACGGCACCGCTGCAGCCTCAGCACGTGTAATAAAAGTTTGAGGCGCAAAAAATAAACTGTTAGTGTCTACATCATTTACAGGCGGGTTATATTGCGCCTTTATTGTAGGTGTACTTTCGGGCATGGTTACAGCGTCTACTAGACGTAACGACTGTAAAATCCCCACGCCGGCACTATATACCTATTTTAAATAATTTGTCCGATTTGTTCGGCGTGTCTAATTGACTATTATACTTGCGACTGCCTGAGGCCTAGAGGCGTACCAGGCGACCATAGCTACACCGATAGCGGCGCAGATTTCACCGGCTGACTTACGCCTTACAATTTTCCAGCCGTACTCTGTGTGTTTAGTAGCGCACGCGGCTATCGCCTCATTTAGCACTAGATCGTTTGGGTGCAATAACTGACCATGACTCATAAGCTGGGCAAGCCGGTTGCTAGCTTCATTTTGCATTTTGCCGCTAACGTCCATAAGGGTAGTACCTGAACCCTTTAAGTAACTGGCTACGTTTTCGCTAACCCATTTGTCATACATAAGGACCTTAGGCCTAAATCTCATAATATGAGCGTTTATATCGCTAGCTACTTGTCTATCGTCTAAAGGTGTAGCTGTGTTCCAGACTTGCAACACTTTAACCTTTACACGCATTTCGTCTACCTTTTGCCCTGCAATTAGTACCGCGTACTTATTCGTGTAAGACTTGTCAAACGCAAAATAAGTGAGTCCACCTGGCTCAACTACTATTGACTCATCTTTACATTTATCCCACGCGCCTATCTCAAACGGGCTAGCCAGGTTATCTACAAACTGGCAAAGCACCTCAACTCTAAAAGTTAAGGGGTCGCTGGTAGCTAGTGAGTGTCTTAATACTTCCTCGGTCATGGTATGACCTAAAGCCGGTACAGCTTCTATCCAGCCTTTAGGGTCCTCTATTTTCCTAGACGGGTGAGCTGACCACTCTAACCAGCCCAGAGTAGGGGACACGTCAGCAATTGCCTTATCGCGTAAACTGTTTAGCACTGTTGAGGATTTATCACCGGCATTAGATACGGTCAACATTTGAGCCGCTGGACGAGCGTTCATGGTAAAGCTAACCGCCTCCATAGCCTCGGGCGTAATTGTTCGTAACTCGTCCAAGAATACAAAGTCTGCAGATAGTCCGCGGCTGCCGTTGTTTGTTGCAGCTACCACGATAATGCGCGCGCCGTTCTTAAACCTGATCTCTTGTTTACCATTAGTTAGGTAGTAACGCTGGTAAAGGTGCATTAGCGACGGGTTGCTAGTAATTATGTCGTTTATCTGGTATAGGGTCATTTCTGCTTGTTGAGCATTGACCGACATTAGAATAATTGACTTTTCCTCGAATAGGTAGATACCGGCAAGTATTCGGACTTTAGCTAGTTCAGTTTTGCCCACCTGCCTGCTTGTAATAATTCCTAAAGTACGTCTACTCCACCTGCCGTTTGTCGTTTGCAAAAGTTCACGTAATGCTGTGATTTGCCAGGGCATAAGTCTGATACCTATCGATTCTGCAAAAGCTATAGCTAACTCTGCCTTTTCGTAATCGCCTTCTACAGCTGCAGCTCTTATGCGCGGCGTAGGACTGCCAATTAACCGGCCCCCCAAAGGATAAACATTTGTCTTTGCACTGTCGGTTATGTCCGGTTCATACTGGTTTGGACTGGTATTAAAATTCGGACTTATCGGGACAATCTCGGGTAAATTGGAGTTTAC